TCCACGTGAACACACAGGCGAACGTATTGCCCTGGGAGATGGTTACGGTGTTAGAGCAGCTCATCGGGTCTTCTTAACCCTGCCCCGATTGGCAAGGGGGCTAGAAAGCCTCTAGAAGACCGACATCGGTAATGTCGCCATAGGGAGTTGACCCGCCGATAGGCTGTTGGCCTGAGTCAAAAAGGGTCGAGTTAATCGTCGCCGAGCCACTGACCATTGTCACGGGCTGCCCGATCATATCGGCTTCAAACTCTTCGGTCGCCGCGCGGTTTCCTGTAACTGGGTCGCTAGGTATAAGGTCTAACCTGTTTTGCCCGGATACAAAATAATTTCCAATTGTAGGCTGTTGAAAGTTAATGCCCTGCTCTCCACGATTCCATCTGATTAGACCGCTGCCTGGGGCAATAGCCTTCTGGCCCGAAAAGTATTCGATATTGAAGGTGTCGAAACTCCAAATGTAATCAAAGTTCTCCTGAAAGGCCCACGCGCAACGGAATTTGCCCCAAGTAGAAACCAACGCCGAACTGCCTACGAGGACACCCATTAGATGCGGGCGTAGTAGTAACGGGCCGTCGCCGCGCCCAACTTGATGCGGTCAGCCCAGAGGGAGCCGGTCACGTTCTGGCTGACGGTGAAGGTCGTCGGGGTCGTGATGTTGTCGACCGTGATCGTGCCGATGACGAGGTAGCCCCAGACGTTGTCGTCGGGGGTCGTCGGGGCGATGTTGCCGCCGATGATTACCGGATACTGATTGCTCGTCACGTCGTCATCCGGGTAGGTGTACGGGCTGGCAGTCTTAGCGCCGGCCCGCAGGGTGATGTAGGATGTCTTGGTCGTGGCGTCGAAGTTGGACGACACTAGCTCACCAGTCGGGGGGTTGGCTACGCCGGCGGTCGTGCGGTCGAGTTTGACCTCGGTGCCGCTGACGTAGTCGTCGATGAGAGGGACGAGGTTGTTGATCGTGCCCGAGACCACCTGATAGCGGACGCTGGTCACGCCGCCAGTCGTCGCGATGTAGACGTTGACGATCTTAAACGGGTGGTCGCTGTCCTGGGACGCGTAAAGAGTCCACGGAGCCCAGGGCTGTTGAATGTTAAGGTTTGTCCCTAGGCTCGACGAGCTGAACGTATAACCGACTCCGGGCTGGATGCTCATCGGTCAGAGGTTAATGTAAACGTCGGGCGGCCAGCCTTCCTTTGAATATCGGATCTCGTAGTTGACCTTATACAGCGCGCCGTACTCTTCGACGTTAGCCTGCGAGAGTAGGTTCATTTTTCCATAAGGGCCAGAGCCTACCTCTGCCCATCCTGGGAGAAGTTGGAACGGCCCCCAAGAGTTGCCGGCTACTGCGGTGCCGAGGCTGTCGATAATGATGCGGGCAGATTGCTGCGTGTTTACGTAGATCACGCCGGTGTAGGTCGTGGTCGTCGCGAGATACTGCGTCTTGCCGTAGAGGTAGGGAACTGTCGGATCGACAAAGCCGATGAAGCGGCCGCCTTCGCCAGTCTCGAAGCAAGCGCCGTTGTAGCCCTCAGAGGACGGGACGACGACAGGCTTTCCAGCGTTGGGAGAAGGAGCAACCGCGATGACCGTGACGGGAGGCCCGAGGGTCGAGTCGTCATAGAGTCCGCCGAAGTCCGCAGGGAGACCAGCCAGAGGGCCAACAGTAAAGCCAGGGGCTTGCTCGAAAAAGTTAGGGTTCGACGTGATGTTTTCCGCGGTCAGTCCATTGGCTGCGGAAGTGTTGGCGTTAGTCCATGCTCCGCTGTTGATGGTCGGGTCGATGCCCACGTAGTCCACCTTGATGGTCTTATACTCCAGGGAGTCATAGGACTGGCTGGACTTGTGAGCCTTAAGGTAAGTCAGGCCGGCGACAGGGAAGGCCGTCCCGCGGGCAGTGATCGCCACGCTGGCAGTCCAGTCGATCTTGTAGGTCGCCGAACAGGTGACGAGGCCGAAGCCGTCCGAGGTAAGGGTATACCCGGGTTGCAGCATCTCAGCTGCGAGGGTGTTGCCGGTGCTTACGAGTGCCATAAATTAGACGGCTCCAATCTTCTGGAGCGTGAGCGGGACGCGTTCAGTGAACGGGTTCGGGACGGAGCCGCCGCGGTTCTGGATGCTCTGCTCCTGGAGGATGAGTTTGATCTCTTCCATGATCTCATTTTGGCGGGTCATCTTCTCGAGCACCGGGTTCGCACCGACGCCGACGACCGCGCCGAATCCTTCCGGGCCTTTGAATGAGCCGGCCTTCTTGTCGGCCTCCTTCTCGTCAAAGATTGGCTTGAACTTCTTCCCTTCTTCGGAGTTGAGGAAGGCCTCCAGGGCTTGCTTCTGGAACTCAGGCAGACGGGGCATCATGTCAATCAGCGCCGCGGCTCCGCCTTCTTCTTGCGTCGGGCCCATGCCGGCCGCGATACGCTGCGCGATGCCAAAACCTTCCGGGGTTTTCAAGAACTCGCGGGCCATCTCCACGCGGCCAGCGCGGACTAGCTTCATCTCTTCTTCCCTAGCCTTCTTGGCTTTGTAGAATTGGGCCATCTTGCTCTCGTCAGAGTTCGCATAGACGGTCTCGCCCTTGGCGATCAGGTCGAGGCCGTCCTTTGCGTCCTGCTTGGCCTTAGCGATGGCTCCACTGATGAATGAAATAGCGCCTTGAAGGAGAACCATCGGGGCGGTGAAGCCGAGGAAGATGTCCTTGAACGCGGTCGAGAACTTCTTCTGGATGTCCTCGACTTGCTTGGAAAACGAGACAACGGCGCTCTTCGATTTCTCCATCGCCTGGGGAACGTCGGAGGTCGTCTTGATGTTTACGGTCAGGTCTTGGGCCATGGTGTCTTTATCCTGCTGGATTGGCAACGGCCTTGGCGGCCTCGGCCTCGCGCTTCAGCTCTGACTCGATATAGGCCTCTTCCTCCGGGGACATGATCGCCACGTCGACGCCCTTGCGCATGGCGAAGGCAGCGTTCAGCCAGATCGCCTGACACTCGGGCATTTCCCAAGCTTGCTTGTAAGGCACGCCGTTCGCGACGAGGTTCGCGATAACCATCATCGGCCAGGGCATGCTACTTGTGCCGCCGCTCTTCTTGCCGTCCTGCTCCCAGAACTTCGGCCAGTTGTCGACCATGATGTAGCCGGCGAAGGCCTGGAGCAGCATCTCAAACTTTGCCGGGTTCTCGTTCAACCTGTTCAGCCGCAAGCGGTCGAGGACGCCGACCTCTCCGAGCGGTTCCTCGGCGCAGACCTGACAGGCGAAGAGCAAGTCCGCAGAGCTGACTTCCTTGCCAGGAGTGACCAGCGGGGAGTCGAACGCATGCAGACGCACCCGGTACTTTAAGCACCAGGGGTAAAGAGTTCGACCAAGCAAAACGAACGGGGCCGGGTCTACCTGAGAATTAAGGAAGCGACGATCCACTCCCTTGAGACTACGCCCCTTGCGGGGGTGTCAATTAGTAGGTCGAGATGCCTTCGAAGGACTCAGCCGTCACGGAGACAGTGACGAAGCCTTTCGAGGATCCGCGGTCGTCGACCTTCGTCACGACCCCGGTGAAGCTGACCGAAGCGGAGCCGCCCGGGTAAGCCGAGGCGGTCTTAGCGGTGAAGGAGAAAGATGCGCCGAGCTGCGGGACGCTGGTGGCCTTAGCCACGCCGTCGACGGTGATCTCGGAGCGGCGGTCGTCGTAACGAGCGGTGCGGGTCACGCCCTGCTCGTCGACCACCATGCCGGTGTTGTTGAAGCCGGAGCTGACCGAGTACCCTTGAACGTACAAAGAGGCCACTTGACCGAGGCCAATGCCATACAAGCAGACAATTCCTTCGTTTACTTCGCTCATCTTACTCCTGCCCTAATTGGCAACCTTACTCGGGGTTCAGACAGGTCAGGATATCGAAGGCAAAAGAGGTCGCCCAGGAGCGTTCGTCGATGCCCTCGTCTTCCGATCGGTAGGTCACGTCATAGCAGAGCGCATCGCCCCCGGTGGCGAAGGCAGCCTGAATCAGACCGACCGACTTCATGCAGTCCGACAGGGCGGCGCAGCGTTCGCGGTGGACGGCCAAGGTCGTGTCGTCGGCGTTGGAGAAAAGGGTGACGCGGACGGAGCAGTCGTAGTTGCCGAGGCCTTCTTGGAGGTCGCCAGGAGCCCGGGCGGAGTCGCAGAGCACGACGGCCTTGGGCAAGGTCTGGGTCGCGGCGCTGTCCCCGGTCAGGATGACCACGCCGGCGAGGCCAGCCTGAGACGTGAGGTAGGTCGCGAGCGTTCCCTCGACGATGTGGCGAATGGATTTGGTGAAGGGCATGTTATTTGCGGTTAAACTTGTTGATAGGTTTGTTCATGCGGTAACGGATCATGGCGGGCATCTGCTTGACGCGGTTGCCGTAGACGAGTCCGAGCGTGTCGGCCTTGTCGGCGATGCCGTTAATGTTGCCTAGCAAGTTGGTCACGGAGGCTTCGGCGACCTTGTCGGTGAAGTTGGTCTTATTGTTCCCAGGGACTCCCGTATGCAAGGTAATCCAAGTGGCCGAACGTAGCTTGGCCCCGGGCTCGCCCTGTTGGCCGTTCATGTCCTTAGGGCGAGGGAGACTGGCGAGGGCGCGTGCCCAGCCGGACTTGATGGCCCCGACCATGCGCTGACGGCGCTCGATGTATTCCTGTAACTCCGACTTGTCCTGGACGAGCAGCTTGACCGTGACGGGTCGACGGCCCTTAGGGATGCGTCCCCCGAAGCGCCCTTTCGCCTGGTCGTGGATTGTCCGCAGATCACGGACGAATCCCTGCGTGCCGTACTCGCTCTTAATCGGGTTTGCCCGGTTCAGGAAGTTCTTGGCCTTGGCGAAGGCCCGCTGCTTGTCGGCATCCGCGGCGATCTTGGCGAGCACGCTGCGCTGGCCGAGCATGCCCTGTAATTTGCCGCCTTCGGTCAGCCGCGAGAACGTGCCGAAGTCGCCGGCCTTGACCGCGAAGGCGAGCTGATTGACGATGTTCCCCGCCACGCCCTTAGCCGAGGAGTCGTTTGCGGCCACGAAGATTTTAGAGATGTCACCGGCGACCGCCCCGAGACCGGTACGTTTGGCCGCAGGGGTAAGGCCTCCCCCGCCGGCAGGGAGCATCGGAGGGGTGAAGATGGCCGCGTCCTGACAGGCGAGCATGGCCTGTTCCAGCACGGCGTCGCGCATGGTGATCTTCGTCCCAGCTGCGAACTGGCGACAGGCCTCCACGAACTCCGCAAGGGACTTCGGCTCAATGGAGACCTTGGCGGGCATTACTGGTTGTCGTCGATGACGACGAGCGTGACCCATGCCGAACCGGGCTTGTAAGTCTGGGTGGTGATGCGGACGTTCTTCCCGCCGGCCACGATCTTCTTGCCCTGGGCTAGGGACGGGATGGGGGAGCCGGACACGATGATGGCGCTGGATGCCCCGATAGACCCGTCTGGGAGGCTCCAGGAGGCCGTTGCAGCGGGGAGCCTGACAGAGTATTGGGTTCGCTCCATATAGCCCCCGGGCTCGAGCACGGTCTGCACGGCGGGGTCGGAAATCATACACTTGAATGTAATCGCTCCAGAGTTCGCCGACCCGGCCACGCCGAAGTCCGCGATCGTCTCCTTCGCATCGGGGAGGAACTCAGCGTACAAACTCATAACCCTGCGGAGATTGGCAAAGGGGCACAAAAAAGGGGCCCCTTGCGGAGCCCCTTCGTTTCCGATGTCGGCCGCTATTAGGCGGTGACGTAACGGACGAGGGAGGTGGAGCGACCCTTCGCGGCGCCGACCAGGATCTGGGCGATGCAGCGGATGTTACCCGTCTCAGCCTGACCGACGAGAACCTGGACGGAGAGACCAGACTCGGCGGTGGCGACGCTGGAGGTGAAGCCGGCGATTTCAGCCATCGGCACACCAGTCGCCACGAGGAGCGAATCCGGGCCCATAGCCACGCCCGCGAGATTCTCGCCGTTGGCAGGGATCTGGTTCCACTGGTAGATGTCCATGCCGGCGACCTGACCGACGTTGCCGGTGGTGACGACGGTGTTGGCGCTCGGGTTGAGGGAGCTGACGAGCGAGGAGTCGTTACGGAGAGCCTTGAGGTAACCGTTGCCGAGGAGGAACGAGCGGGGCTGGCCGGCCTTGGCGCTGTCGAGGAGGAACTGAGCCTGGGTCACGTCGTCGTAGCCGAAGTTGGCGACGGTGACGGTTTCCTGCGTGGCAAAGTTGGCGGCGGTGAAGACGCTGCCGATCTCGTCCCAGGTCTTGTCGACGATGGCCTGAGCGGCGGTCTTCGCGTAAGCGTTGATCAGGTACTGCATGCCGTACTCCTGGATGTCGAGAGGGGAGAACTCGTCGACGTACTTGAAGTGCTTCAGGGTGACCGAGGACGAGGTCATCGTCGCGCCGTCCACGTCGGACAGGTTGTTGGTCGCCTTATTATATTCCGAGGCCGTTCCGCTGCCCATGATCGGGACGAAGACGGTCTTGCCCGCGCGGCCGACGGAGGCCGAGAGGTTGACGGAGACGTTGTTGAGGATGGGCAGCTTGCCGGCGACGGTCTGGACGATGTAGTCAGACAGGATAGCCGGAGCGGTAGGGAGGACAGTAGCCATAGTAGTGTGTTAGGGAGTGAGGGTTAGAGGGAAAT